AAAAGACTGGAAAGAAGTAACCCAAGAATTATTAGACAAAACTATAAATGATTTTAAAAACCGAACTTTTAATTATGAAAAATTGACCTTAAAATACTGGAAAGATAAAATAGATTCCTACAAAAAACCAAACGAAGGATTGGATGTTCAAAAAAAATTGATAAGTGAGACAAATTATTATTATGAAATTCTTTTTTATATTTTTCTACTTTTCTGTATTATCCTTATTTTTTGTGTAGTCATGAAAAAATACAAATATAATTATTACATGAAATTATGGACAAAATTGTTTTATAACAACCACCGAGCATGAATAAACTTTTCATCCAATATATATTCCGATAAATTATCATATATATATTTTTCAAAATAAGATTTATTTACATTACGTTTTTTAGGCAAACAATTAAAATATTTACAGTAATATCCATATGCGTCATAAATAGATATATGTTTTCCGGAGACGTTTTGTTCAATGTCCCCGTGATCGCGATGGATTAATCCGCGTATATTTTCCCTCATACTTTCTAGCGCCACTTGAATGTCTAATTGTTTATCCCAAAGACTACAGCGAATCCCGTTAAAATACTTTTCTTTTTCAATTTCGACGTTCGGATAATAATAAGTGACCAAATCAATGATCTGTTTTTGATTCAAATTTCCAGGCGTTTCTTCCAAATCCTCACACCAATTATAAAACAAATGCACCACATCTTCTACTTCAAAATCAGATTCATTCGTGTCATATTGTATATTTTCGCTCCAGAATTTCAAAAACTGTTGAATAGTAGGTAAATATTTACTACAGACGTTGACAAATAAATCTGTTGATTCGACATAATTTGTTCGCATTTTTTGAATCAAAAACCCCTTTAATGTTTGGTGAAACATGACGCCCGGTAACTGTTTCGTCTCTAAAAAATGTTTCCACAAATATTGCATATTTTTCCAAGTTATTTGTGTAGTTTCAGACGTTCCTGTAGAAAACTGCAAATATTCGGAAATAAATTGGTCAACCAATGCATCAGGTTGAGTGTCTCTTAAAAAAAATACGTTACGCATAAGTTCGGGTTCTTTGTAATGTTTAAGAAGAACATCGTCTGAATTACCGAAACGAATTGAATAATGACAAGAAACGCATAATAAATCAATGTAACAATGGTTTAAAATAGGAGACCATACATTGTCGGATTTTACCGAATCATTTATTTTTACCATTCGACAATCCGCGTAATCATGTTGTTCGTGATATTTGTGCTTAAAAGTTTGAAAAAGATTCTGGCCAACCGTTGACTGTGATAGAATGTTTAGCTCTAAAATAAATTTTTTAGCCTTGCTATTAATAAAATGAATAAGATGAGAGTTTTTTTTAAATATGTTATCCCCTAAAATGGTAAGGAAATATTTAGTCTCCGACTTACTGGAAAAAACGGCGGGACATAAACTGTCCAAAACAAATTGAATGGTCTCTGATTCAGGAATCGATTTTAATAGATTGTTTTGTTTAATCCGTTTCATAATATAGACTTTTGTCATTTGTTTCCAAGACATCAAATTGCGGTCTTTTCGAATAGCCGATAGTACATTATATAGGATATCATCTTCGTTGAATACTTGATAATGGAGGCCATCATAAAAAAAGAATTTTTCCGTCGAAGGCTGATAAAAATACTTGTTTGTATGTAAAAACGTTTCAATGAAGACATTCTGTTCCTGTAAGAGGGATTCTATACGTTGTACGCTTTCTTCGTGAGAAGAATTCTTCTTTTCTAAAATATTAGGCAATAGATTACAAACATAATTGTGAATTTTTGAAAATATATATTCATTTGTTTCGTATTTAGCAAATAATTCTTCAATTGTGACGACACATTGCTTTATTTTTTCTACCTTTTCGTTATTCATTTTTATTGAACTCTATGTACGGTTTTAAATTGTTTGATATGATTATATACTATTTTATCTTAACGAATTGATAACAGAATTTTAATAATATATTTGTTATCAATCTACATCAAATTGGCATAAAAATAAAATCTTCTTCAATATTTTTGACAAGTTTGTAATCCAAATTTTCAATATATTTTATAATATCATCGCGCGTTGTTGGCATATTTTCTTTTGATCTTGCGTTATCGTTCCATATTTCGGCGATTATTATAGGTTTGTTTTTTTTTATTTTCTCTTTTGCGCCTAGCAAAAATTCATATTCATATCCTTCGATATCAACCAGCATAATATCAAAATTGTCGATATCTAAATTATCTAATTTATTCATTTTACTTTTAATTTTCTTATCTGTCAAATTTGCGGAACGAACATTTTTTTCAATGTCTTCCTCAGTAAATACGTGCATACCCCCCTTGTTATTTATTATTTTATTTGCGTTTTCAATTGGACAGTAACTATCTTCTCCTATAAAAAAAACGTCTTCTTCTTTGTTTCCTACCGCTAAATTATAGGTTTTTACATTAGTTATATTATTTAATTTAATATTTTCAAGCAAATGGTTATAAGTTTCTGGATATGCTTCAATCGCACTTACATTATCAATGACCAGAGATACGGGTAAGCACACGCTACCTATATGACAGCCAACATTTAAAAGATGCTTTAAATTTTTTTCTTCGACGTAAGATTTGATAATAGTTACAATGTCTTCATTCCATTGTCTGCCGTTTACTAAAAAGCTTTGGATAGAATCATCTTTGTTATTAATCATATATTTTATTCCGTTTATAGATGGAGATATAGTTTTTTCACCATCTTTTTCGTTTTCGTATTTTTCCAAAGAGTTATTTTTTTGAGAACTATAAACGAAAACCATCAAGATAATGAAAGAACACAATAGTACAATGATAAATATATTTCTATAAGGGTACTTCGCGATCATATATTATAGTTGAATAAAAAATAATAATTAAATAGATTTATATTGCTGAACGAGAACGGTCGTTTACATCGTTAGATCATATGGAGACAACCGTTCTCGTCTTTTTATCCTTATGATATTCGTCATTGGCATCTATCATAGAAGCCTTCATATATTTTACCACAATCAATCGCGTTTGTAACAATTGAGAACTAGGCATTACCGCAAACCATTGGTATTTTGGTCTCTTTAAAATCTCTTCAGCCGGTAAATAAATCCCTACGCAATCTGAAGTCAAATCCAAATGATTCTCTTCCATTAATTCTTCTAACAAAACAGTCTTTTTTTTCTTATTTTTTACTCCTATCCTTTGTCCAGAAATGAAATTCATGTCTCCTTTTTCAATCGCTTTTATGCACCAATTCGACGAATAACCTAAAATGTCCGATTCCTCTTGAAAAAGGGGATATTTAGTATGCTGTTCTAAATACATTACCAATTCTTTTATGGTTCCGTTCTCTTTTGGTGATCCCATAAAAAAAGTGTCTGGACAAAACAACAATCTTTTCTTCTGATGAAACTGATTCGAATTGCGGCATACATTTTCACACACAAACGGTTTTTTCCCGTCTGTCGATTCGTTGTAAAAATCAATTAGGTTTTCGTTACAAATGAAAGAGTTTGGTACTATCATCCCACCGTAATGATATAACAATTTCATCATAGCAAGTTCTCTATAATGCGATTTAAACGGTTCAGGAGCAGCCAAAACATTAATATTCCACTCAGGAATAACTTTGCTAAAGGTTTCATCATCAACCAAACAAATGTTAAAATCATTACTACAATGATTAATTATCGATTTGATAGTCAAATGTAAATAAGGTTGATTCAAATCCGTGCTATTTCTTGAATAAAAATCCTTCCATTTTCTCGCGTTTATTTCGTACTTGGTATGAATCCATAATTTAGGACGATTATAACCATAAAGTGGTGAATCGTTCAACACATATTTTTTTATGATTTCGTAATCATTGCTGTCTTTATATTCAGGTTTGAATTTGTTAACAACGTATCCTATTACCACCGCAGCTCCAAAAAATAATAATGAAGTAGTTATTTTGTCAGTTTCAAACATGAATCAATATAGTATAATTACACAAAATAAACCAGATAATCTATGTTATATTTGGATTCGTTATATTTTATTTGCGAGGTAAACATAATATTATTGTGTTTACATATTTGTCGGAGCAAAGTAGTAAAAAAGTTGTAATTTATTTTGCGTTCTAAATAAAATTGTTTAGACAAATGGTAGTATTGTTTTAATTCGGTACAAAATTCTTCGTGAAAACTATGGAACATCATTTTTCGATATGCGTTTAAATCAAAGAGATAGTATTTTTCGGTTTTTAGGCAAAATTTGTCTAAAAAGGAGAACAAAAGATCGTTTGGTACATTAGATTTAAAAATTTGCTTGGTCATCAAAATTCGAGTATAATTAATATTCACATAAAAAATCCCTAAACAGGAATTATTTTATTCATTTAGTAAATAATATATATTCCTAGTTTATAGAACATGTGGAATACGTCGATGCTTCTTTATATTGCCGTGCTCTTTTTCGTTTTAACTCCGGGTATTTTATTAAGCTTACCTCCTGGTGGATCCAAATTTACTGTGGCGGCCGTACATGGCGTAGTGTTTGCGTTAGTTTTCCACTTCACCCACAAAATTGTTTGGAATTCGACCAAGAATGTACATTTCGGAAATTTAGAGAGTTTTGAATCAGTCAACAAAGGCAGCTACAATATTTTTTCTGATTCTAACTTCAACAGCGCGGGATTTCCTGCCAACGGTTCTTATGTAATGGGAAATAAATAAATCACAAGTTATACATATTTTATTATGTAATAGAATATATATAGTCATGATAAAAGAGGGGTTTTTATTTTTATCTTCCTTTTTGTTTTTTCTATTATCGCCAAAAGTATTGTTGTCATTGCCCAAAAACGGTAGTACTTTGTTGACTGCTTTTACACACAGTGTTTTATTTTTTTTAATTTTGTATATTTTTTTATTTATTTCAAAAACTACCAACATAGAACGTTTAGGTTTAATTAATAGTATCCCTGCGCTTAATGTCCCTGCGCCTAATTTTAGACTAAACCAAGGTGTATATAATTCCTTAGTAGGTCAGCCCAAAGAAGACAGCGCCAGTATAAAGACTTTTATTGCCACTCCTACTAATACACCTACTAAGACACCTACTGCTGCTCCTACTGCTGCTCCTACTGCTGCTCCTACTGCTGCTCCTACTCCTAAGCCCACTTCTAGACCATGTGGTTCTATTGGCAATATAACAAAAGATAATGTAAATGATACAATATATAGAGGAACCAAATTTCCAAATGATCCTAGTTTAGACAAAAACAATCAACCGGATTTTTCAGACAGACGGAAATATGCAATTTTTCCAGGAAATAGAGTTATAACCAGTACCAAACCTAATGGCGATGGTCAACTTTTTGAATGGAACTATAATACAAATAATTGGTGTCTTCGTGAAGACGCAATTGTTCCTGGTGGACCACCCGGTCAACCTGATATGTGTTTAAAATTAAAGATAAGGACTCCTGGTAGTGCACCTGTTGAGCCGGTTGTATATTATGATTTGTAATCAAACCACAGAATAAACTTCATTTGTAAAAAGAGCTAGTTCAATACAATCCTCGTGCACGTTATGAAAAACCGAAATATACTTACATAACAAAGGTATGATTTTATACTTCTCGTCTTCACTTAAAATTGTCGTGTTTTTAATGAAGGAAAAAAAATAGTCAAGAATGTCGATTACCGAATATCCGTAATCATGAATGCCGTATAATATATCGATTGCCTCAGTCAACTCACGTGCTCTCAACTTTTCGATATATTGCTGAAAATATTGAAACGAAATAATAGAACATATTTTTTTACATAATTCCAGATCAATTGGCTTATTTACGATATAGATTTTTTCTAAATAATTTATCAAAAGCCGTATCGATCGATTCGATGTTACAAGTAAAAATTTTTTGGATTCATCGTCAATGTGCAGATTCTCCTTTTCTATGATCATATTCATGATATCTTCAATCTGTTCTTCACTGGGTTGGTTAATTTTAATGATATGAACCCGCGATTGAATACTTTCAATCACTTTCTGAATATTTGTGCATACTGAAATGAAATGAATATTGTGCTTATATTTATCTATATAATTACGAAATACTTGTTGACTTTGCTCGTTTATTGAATCAATATCATCAATGATGACCAATTTTTTTTTACCAAATATGATACTATGCGATTGACAAAACGTTTTCATCTCATTGCGAAAATATTGAATTCCCTGCTCCTTCAAATTGTTGATAAACAAAATATTATTTTCAGGAAAGGCATCGTATCGATCTAGATTATAATACTCGCGTATCAGCGAATATAACAAGGTAGTTTTCCCAGAACTAGGTGCACCGATAAACAACAGATTTAGATTGTCTATTTCCAACAAAGTATTCAGTACGGATTTTAATTTGTTGTCGACACTGAATTCTTTTATAAAATACGGGCGGTATTTTACAATAAAAGTGTTATCTACGTTAATTTGTTTGTTTGTTCGCGTCGGGTTTTTACTTGTATCATTCATATGAATCCATTCAAAAAAAGATTTTATGTAGTTTATCTAAATAAAGTATATAAAAATTAGTGATTTACTAAATAAATATACAATGACGAATCATTATGAAATTTTGGGGGTCGCGAAAGACGCGAATTTGAAGGATATAAAAAAAGCATATCGTAAATTATCTTTAGAATATCACCCTGATCGAAATTCGACGGAAGAGGCGATTTCGAAGATGCATGCAATAAACGAGGCTTACGAAATATTAAATGATGTAGATAAGCGGAGAAATTACGATATGGAATTAGAAATGGGACACGGAGCAATGCCTTTTCAACACATGAATAGTATGGATGAGTTCTCTGATATAAATCAGCTATTTAGTATGATGTTTAACGGAGTACCAGGAATGAATGGAATGCCAGGAATGCACGGAATGCAATTTGCAGGAAATATGGGTCCAGGAATTCGCGTGTTTCATAGCTCCAATGGACCAGGAAATTTTCGGGCAGAATTTTCGCAAAGTTTTCATCATCAACCACCCCCAGTAATCGAAAAAAAAATAGAATTGACTATCGAACAATGCTTCCGTGGATGTTCTATTCCTATTGATATCGAACGCTGGACCATTATAAACGGATTAAAAGTAAACGAAATAGAAAGCGTCACTGTTACGTTTCCACCGGGAATAGACGAATCGGATACCTTGTTGTTAAAAGGCCATGGTCATAGTATACAAGAGAATAACCGAGGAGATGTTCATTTATCAATAAGAACAATAAATCGGACACCGTTCAAGCGTCAGGGATTAGATTTACTTTTTCGTAAAAATATTAGTTTGAAGGAGGCATTGTGTGGTTTCACCTTTGATATTCCGCATATAAATGGTAAAACCTTCGCGCTCAATAACACTACAAATGTATCAGTTATTTTCCCCGGATTCAAAAAAGTCATACCTAATTTAGGGATGCAAAAGGAAAATGTAACGGGAAATTTAATTATCGAACTGGATATTGAGTTTCCGGACAAATTGAGCGACGAACAAATAACAGCATTAAAGTCAATTTTGTAATAGGGTTATCATGTTTTTCATAAATTGATTTTTATGAAAAACACACATTTTAAGAGCTGATACGCTTAGTGGGAATCTCCACGTCTACGATATAAATGGAATTCTCAGTAATGATAATGTACTCCTTACCCACCTTGAATATTTTCGAAACAGGGCTAGTATATTCCTCCTCGCTTTTGACCAAAAGCTTCTCCTGGTTTTCCTTTACACCAATCAATACAGATTTGTCAATCGAATTAGTCCAATAATCCATCATAATGGGTTTATCCTCAACAATAGCTAATTTGGCTGCATGTTGGAGAGTGTTATTTTCAGGTAATCTATATCCGCCGCCTGTAACGGTATTCGAAGGTGCACTCACTGGGGGATTCGTTGAACTCATTTTTAGATATGAATATATTTATTTTTATACTTTAAATACATTTATGAAAAAAATATAAATTCATATATAAATGATCAATTCGAACAAAATAAACAATACGGTTTTTTCTAAATATATAATCCTAATCAAAGAATTTTTTCATTACATATCTAAATCAGATATCATCAAACATAGTAACACAGCTGAATCTACATATATGATCGGGATGAACACATTGCAAAGAGTATTTGAAATTGTTCTATTGAAATCGAAAAACATTGAAACCGCATATTATTATGCACAAAAATCGTATCAATATTTTATAGAATATATGGAGCAAACGTCTGTTTCCGATTCGCCCACAAGATCAAATCACACGGATGCCGTTTTATTTGTTTATAAAAAGACTATCTACGAAATTTACGACAAAGATGAACTGGGTAAAAATTTTCATAATAGTTTTGACGATTTCGCGATAGAAATTACCCCGGAAGAAACAAATAAAATAACAGGCCAAATTTTTAGTTTCGTAAATTGTTATTTTTTTTGGAACAACGAACATTTTTCAATCGAGGATAGATTTCGTTTGTCTCAATTTTTAGATACTATTTCCCTTTCTTTAGAAAACACAACAAATATGATTCCTTATTTGGAATTTTTGCAAAAAGATATGGGAATGTCTTTGCAAAAATATAAGGAACTGGTTACAGAATTATCAGTTGCCACAAAAAAAGGGTATCATCAGCACGTAGATAAAACCGAAACATTATTCGATAAATATTATTTTGATAAAGAGAATATGGAAAAAAAACTCCTTACTTCCACTACGAAGGATTTAATAAAGTGGTTGGTAGCCTCTTAATAAAATTTCAAATTACGGAGACGTCGTTGGTTCGCCAGTAGTATA